CTAATTTAATATTAAATTAAACGGAGAATAACCTTATGGCATTTCAAGTATCACCTGGTGTTCTCGTACAAGAGAGAGATTTAACTAGGATTATTCCTGCTGTTTCAACTTCTATCGGCGCTTTTGCTGGTGAGTTCCGTAAAGGACCTTTAGATGAAATAGTAAGTATATCTAGTGAAAATGATTTAGTAGAAACATTTGGAGAACCGGATTCAACTAACTTTGAAGACTTTTTTTCAGCTGCTAACTTTTTACAATACTCTAACTCATTAAGAGTAGTACGAGCTGCACAGACTAATCTTGTAAACGCTTCTACATCAGGAAGTGGAATACAGATTAAAAATACTACCCATTATCAGGATAACTTTGCTGATGGTTCTGGCGTTGTCGGAACTTTTGCAGCTAGGACTGCTGGTGCTCATGGGAATAGTCTATTGGTATCCACATGTCCTAGTGCAACTGCATATGAAGAGGAAGGCGTAACAACTGTAAATGACGCTTCAACTGCTGTCGGAGATACAACTGTTGTAACAACAGATGGTGCTCAATTCGTGGTTGGAGATATTGTATCTTTTTCAACAACAGCTGCAACTAATGACTATGATGATGGACATCAATATAGAGTAACCGCTATTAATACACATACTTTGACAATTGTTCAAAAAGAAAGTGGAAGTGGTGGTTTACAAACAACTTTAACCGATGGCGGAAATATTAGAAGAAGATGGAAATACTATGATTCAGTAGGAACTGGTCCTGGTACTTCACCTTATGCTTCTGACCGTTCAGGGGTCAATGATGAAATTCATGTTGTCGTAGTAGATGAAGATGGAGAAGTTACTGGCGTACCTGGTTCTGTCTTAGAAACATACGAAAAATTATCAAAAGCGGCTGACGCTAAATCTCCTCAAGGAGATACTAATTATTACCCAGATGTGATTTATACAAAATCACAATATGTATATTGGATGGACCATAATACAGCAGGTACTAATTGGGGCTCAAACGCAGCTGGTACAACATTTACTGCTGTAGCAGTACCAACATTAGAATCACTATCTGGTGGTGTTGATGGTACGGCTTCAACAGTAGGACAAGTAAAAACTGCATATGAAAAATTCCAAGACGCTGATACAGTAGATGTTGGATTAATCATTTCTGGTTCTGGTAACGGCGCTCATGTCGATAACTTAATTACAATTGCTGAAAATAGAAAAGACGCTGTTGTATTTGCAAGTCCAGAAAGAACAGATGTAGTAAATATATCAAACTCTGAAACACAAAAAGATAATGTTCTAGATTTTTATTCTTCTAGAGGTTCATCATCTTATGCTGTGTTTGATAGTGGATACAAATATATGTATGACAAATATAGTGATGTTTATAGATTCGTTCCTTTGAACGGAGATATGGCTGGTCTATCTGCAAGAACAGACTTAGTAGCAGATTCTTGGTTCTCACCTGCTGGATTCAACAGAGGGAATGTAAGAGGTGTTGTTAAACTTGCGTTTAATCCATCTAAATCACAAAGAGATGAGTTATACATGAAACGAGTTAATCCTGTTTGTACTTTCCCAGGACAAGGAACTGTTCTGTTTGGAGATAAAACAGCATTATCATCACCAAGTGCTTTTGATAGAATCAATGTAAGAAGACTTTTCATTACATTAGAAAAAGCGATTTCAACTGCTTCTAAATTCCAACTCTTTGAGTTTAATGATGAATTTACAAGAGCTAACTTTAGAGCAATCGTTGAACCGTTCCTAAGAGAAGTACAAGGGCGTAGGGGTATTACAGACTTTTTAGTAGTTTGTGATAATACAAATAACACTGGCGATGTTGTTGATAGAAACGAATTTGTGGCAGAAATATTTGTCAAACCTAATCGTTCAATTAACTTCATAAAACTTCAGTTTGTTGCAACTAGAACAGGTGTAGCATTTGAAGAAGTCGCAGGATAAGGGAGATTTAAAAAATGGCAAGTATAACAGATTTTAAAGCGAAACTATCAGGCGGAGGCGCTAGACCTAATCAGTTTAAGGTAACAATGCCTTTTCCTGGTTACGCTCAAGTAGGTGGTGAAATAGAAACATTAGCATTTTTATGTTCGGCAACAACTTTACCTGATATGACTATCGGTAGTATATCTGTACCATTTCGTGGTAGGGATATTAAAATTGCTGGAGATAGAGTAATTGCTGACTGGTCAATTACTGTAATAAATGACACAGACTTTAAATTGAGAAATGCATTTGAAAGATGGCAAAATGGTATCAACAACATGTCTGATAACGAAGGATTAACAAATCCTGCTGATTATCAAGTAGACGCTTTTGTTGACCAACTTGACAGAAACGGTGCAACAATTAAAAGTTATACATTAAGAGGTGCTCATCCTGTAACAATAGCTGCTATATCATTAGGATATGGTACTAACAATGCAATTGAGGAATTTGATGTAACATTTAATTATCAGTACTTTGATACAAATACAACTACTTAATATTGGTATAAATATTATTAATATTAATAGAGGAAAATATTATGGCTGAACTATTTGGTTTTCAGATAACGAGAGTTAAAAAAACTGAAGACCCTAAACAATCGTTCACAACAGCCCAGGCGGATGACGGAACACAAACCGTCGCCGCCGGTGGTTACTTTGGTCAGTACCTTGACATGGAAGGTACTGCCAAATCTGAAGCAGACCTCATTCGTAGATATAGAGAAATTTCTTTACATCCTGAATGTGATATGGCTGTCGAAGATATAGTAAACGAAGCTGTTGTTGCAAATGAACTTAAAGAACCTGTAAGAGTAAACACAGAATTTTTACCTTATGGTAAAGATATTAGAAGAAAAATTGAAGAAGAATTTTCTGGTATCTTGAAACTCATGAATTTCAATACAAAAGGACATGACATCTTTAGAAGATGGTATGTTGATGGTCGTATATACTATCAAAAAATTATTGATAGAAAATCACCTATAACAGGTATTACAGAACTAAAATATATCGACCCTAGAAAAATTAAAAAGATTAGAGAAGTAAGAAAGAAAAGACCTGAAGGTGCAACAGGAAATCTAGATATTGTAGATGAATATGTAGAGTATTACTTATTTAACGAAAAGGGCGTATCGGGTACAACATCTGGCGGTGGAGTTAAAATCGCACCTGATACAATATCATTTTGCCCTAGTGGTCTAGTAGACCAACAAAAAAATATTGTTATGTCTTATTTACATAAGGCAATCAAACCTGTCAATCAGCTCAGAATGATAGAGGACGCTGTTGTAATATACAGAATTGCAAGGGCGCCAGAAAGAAGAATATTTAAAATAGATGTAGGTAACCTACCAAAAGTTAAAGCAGAACAATATCTAAGAGATGTTATGGCAAGATATCGTAACAAATTAGTATATGACGCTTCAACTGGTGAAATTAGAGATGATAGAAATTATATGTCTATGCTCGAAGATTTTTGGTTGCCGTCAAGAGAAGGTGGTAGAGGAACTGATATCTCAACATTACCAGGTGGACAAAACTTAGGTGAAATTGCTGATATCGAATATTTTCAAAAGAAACTGTATCGTTCATTGAATGTTCCTGTAAGTAGATTAGAATCTTCACAAGGGTTTAACTTAGGTCGTGCTAGTGAAATAACTAGAGATGAATTAAAATTTACTAAGTTTGTACAAAGATTAAGAAAGAAATTTACAGAGTTATTTAATGACTTGTTAAAGACACAGTTAATTTTGAAGAAAGTTATTTCTGAAGATGATTGGCATACAATTTCTCACAACTTACAATACGATTTCTTACAAGATGGTCATTTCGCTGAATTAAAACATGCTGAATTGATGAGAGATAGAATCGCATTAGTAAATGAAATGAGAGATATGGTAGGCAAATACTTTTCAGTAGAATACATGAGAAAGAATGTGCTTAAACAATCTGAATCAGAAATTCAAGAAATGGATAAACAAATCAAACAAGAAATTGATGATGGTATTATTTCATCTCCGTTTGCACAAGCAGACCAAGATGATGATACCCCAATTTAATAGGAGATAATTATGACAGAAGAAGTAAAAACTTTTATTGACCAACTTGCAACAGGTGATAATGCAAATGCTGGTGAAGCATTTAAAACTGCATTAAGAGCTAAGGTTGCTAGTGGACTAGACGCTAAAAGAAAAGATATGGCAGGACAAATGTTTAATACTGCTCAATCTATTCCTACAGAGGCAGAAACTTTTAGTGACCCTAAACCAGAAATTGCTGTACCAGGAACATTTGAACAAGATGGTTCTGTATCAACAGCAAAAGATGGTTCAGTAGATATAGATTTAACAACAGATGAAAACAAGTAATATATTTGAAGACTTTAATGTAGTCGATTCATCTGCTTATAAATCATTGTCGCCTAAAATGAAAAAGGCAGTCAATGAGTTTTATAAGATGTTAGATAATAGACATGATAATGGAAGTTATCAAGATGATAACTTTTGTGAAAATATAGAGGATTGTGTGAAGACAATTGTTTCTTCACATGATATAACAAAAGAAACATTGTTAGATTACATAGAATTAGAAGTAAGAGAACAATTAAAATTAGAGGTGTAAAGAAACTATGGCAGTAACAACTAAAATATTAGCAGATACTAAAACACATGCCAAAGTATTACTCACCTGGAACGCCGACGCCGCTACAACAGCTGCAGCCGTAGACGCTTCAGGATTGAGTGGACATACTAACGGCGCTAAACTTCACATTACAAACATTGTATATGGTGTAGGTTTAGGAGAATGTAAATTAGAATTTAAAGGTGCTTCAAGTGATATTGAGGCAATAAACTTATGTGGTTCAGGTCACTATTATGGCGCTGTAATTAAAAATACAGCAACTAATACAGGTGCAACTGGTGGAGACATTGAGGCAATTACAACTAATGCTTCATCTGGTTTTGCATTATTGACACTACAAAAACAAGACATGGGCGAAAATAGTTAATAGGAGTTAAATTATGGCAGATATAACATCAGTACAAACAATTGCTGATATAGCAGGTGTCAAACATGTTAGTAAAATGACTAACATATCAGATGGCACTGGTGAATCATTAGTTACGAAGATTGACGCTTCAAATACTAATGCAATGACTGAAGACGCTACTAAAGTATTGGCGAGGATATGGTATTCTATTAACACAACAAACAGCAACGCTGGTGTTGAGTTATTATGGGGAGGAACAACCAATTCAACAATGGTCATACTTA